TGTAGTCAAACTACGCAACCGATGGGTTCCTATCCGTCCTGATATGTGGCGTGACAAAATGGACTGCACAGTTGCCGTAGGTATTGGTAACGGTAATCGTGACCAACAGTTGATGCACCTTACAACAATGCTACAGTTTGCTGGCGATGCAATGCGCGGTGGACTTAACATTGTCAACGAAAAGAACCTGTACAACATGGGAGCCGCACTTGTAAAGAACATGGGCTTCCAGAATGTCGATGATTTCCTGACTAACCCGGATATGGTTCCTCCACAACCTAATCCAGCGGAACAGGAAAAACAAATGGAAATGCAGGTTAAACAACAGGAACTGCAAATCAAGGCGGCTGACCTACAGTTGAAACAACAGAAACTTCAGCAGGAAGCGGCTGAATCTGCTGTAGAGGCTCAACTGAAAGCGGCTGAACTACAACTTGAAGCAGAACAAAATAGACCCATTGCTATAGGATAAATATGAGTAACGAACTAAGAGAGGAACACGCTAGACGCCTCCTCTCAGATAAGTTGTTCAACGAAGCGTTTGAAACGCTAGAAAAAAATTTGCTGAACTCTTGGAATTCTTCGGGAGTCAGTGAAGTAGAGGCCAGAGAACAAATCTGGTTGTCATTAAGACTCCTTGAACGGATACGTCTACATCTAACCTCCATTGTGGAAACAGGAGATATGGCGAAGAAACTTAAGGAATACCACATATAGGAGATTATTATGGTGGATACGCAAACAGCCCCACAACCCACAGGTGGATTACCCAAAGCACCGGGTAGTATATCTGAAGCCCAAGATGCAATACTCGGACTCATGGACTCGCTAGAGGAACCCGAAGAGCAAGAGGAAGCATCGCCGTCTGAAGAAGTAACTGAAGACGCTTTAGAGGAAACAACTGATGAAATTGAAGAAGAGGTTGAAGAAACCGAAGAAGAAATTTCTGAGGATGATGAATCTGAAGAATCCGATGAAGAAGAAGTTGAAGACGACTCGGAAGAGACAATTCTCTATACTGTAACAGTAGACGGAGAAGAACATGAAGTCACGGAAGAAGAACTCGTCAAAGGCTACTCCCGACAAGCGGATTATACAAGGAAAACTCAACAACTTGCAGAATATCGAAAGCAGATAGATCAGGTAGTAGAAAACTACCAGAACGAAATTGCTCAAACTCAGCAAGCCAGAGATCAGTACGTTAGTGCTGTCGCACAAGCAATTGAAACTAACTATTCACATTTAGCGCAATTCCAGAATGTTGATTGGGAAAGGCTTAAGATGGAAGATAGAGAGGAATATCTAACCAAGCGTGATGAATATCGTCAGGCTCAAGACCAGATTCAGTCTCTACAGCAAGCCCAATCAAAAGCACAGGAAGAAGCACAAGTAGAGGCTCAAAAAGAACATCAACGTATTGTTCAGGAAGAGCATCAGAAAATGGTGAGGCTTATCCCGCAGTGGGCAGAAGACGACAAACGGCAGGCAATGGCTAAAGCCGTATCGGAATTCGCTCTAAGCAAGGGATATACACAAGAAGAGTTAAGTCAACTTGTCGATCACAGGTCAATCATTGTGCTTATGCAAGCCAAAGCATATGAAGATATGCAGAAAAAGCAAAACACGGTTAGGTCTAAGAAAGTTAAAAACAAACCTAAAGTAGTGCGTAGCAAGGCTAAAGTAAACAAGGCTGACACTGATAAAGCAAAACGTGCCAAACAAATGAAACGTCTACAGCAGACCGGAAAGGCAGAAGACGCCGCAAGTCTGTTTGAAGATTTCGTAGAACTATAATAATAAAGGAGTCATTTTATGGCAATCGCAACTAATACTAGGACTACCTATAGTGCCGTTGGCATTAGGGAAGACCTAAGTGATATCATTTACAATATTAGCCCGATGGACACGCCGTTTATGTCGAGCGTGGGCAAAGGGTCGTGTGACAACACGTTGTTTGAGTGGCAGACTGATGAACTTGCCGCCGCCGCCGCTAACCAGCAGTTAGAAGGTGACGATAGCATGGACGCTCTCGCTGTTGCAGAGCCTCGTCGCTTGCAGAATTATGCTCAGATTTCGTACAAAGCAGTCCAGACATCTGGTACTGCGGAGGCTGTGGATTTTGCTGGTCGTCGTTCATCTCAGGCATATCAACTCGCCAAACGCGCAAAAGAAATTAAACGCGATATGGAAAAGATGCTACTGTCTGAAGATGTCGCTGTTGCTGGTGGCACAGGTACGGCTCGTAAAACTGCGGCTGTAATGTCTTGGCTTGGTACTTCTGCGGCAGGAACGTCTAACATCGTTGATGGTTCGGCTTCTCCTGTTGTTGGTATCGTCAACCAAGGCTCTCCTGCGGCTGGCTATCCTAACGGTTCGTCTGTTGCAAGCCCTTCGGGTGCTGACGCAGTTCTGACGATGGCAATGATTAACCTTGCTATGGAGCGTTGCTTTGATAACGGTGGTACGCCTACCGATCTCATGTGTGATGCTTCCCTCAAGCAGAAAATTAGTGCGCTTGGTGGTTCGGTTATCGCTGATCTCAGAAAAGATGCGCCGGGTGCGGCTCCTGCTACCGCTATCAACGCC